AAATGGGTTAAGTTTGAACAGCCAAAAGAAATAGCTAGATTAAAAAATATATTTGATTGGCGTAATTATCCAGAAGATCAAAAAGATAAATGGTATAATTATATAGATGAAGAATTTAAAAATAGAGAAGAAGGCTTTTGGTTTATAAACAATAACAAACCAACGTATATAACAGGTACACATTATATGTATTTACAATGGAGTAAAATAGATGTTGGAGCTCCTGACTTTCGAGAAGCTAATAGATTATTTTATATATTCTGGGAAGCTTGTAAAGCAGATAAAAGATGTTACGGTATGTGCTACTTAAAAAATAGACGATCTGGTTTTTCATTTATGTCATCAGCTGAAACAGTTAATTTAGCTACGTTAGCAAGTGATGCTAGATATGGTATACTTTCTAAAACAGGTGCAGATGCTAAGAAAATGTTTACAGATAAAGTTGTACCAATAAGTGTTAATTACCCTTTTTTCTTTAAACCAATACAAGACGGTATGGATCGTCCTAAAACAGAGTTAGCATATAGAGTACCTGCTAGCAAGTTTACAAGAAAAAAAATTACAGCAAACGAGCAAGTAGAACAACTAGAAGGTTTAGATACAACTATTGACTGGAAAAACACAGGTGACAATAGTTATGATGGTGAAAAGTTAAATCTGTTAGTACATGATGAAAGTGGTAAATGGGAAAGACCCGATAACATATTAAATAACTGGCGAGTAACTAAAACATGTTTACGATTAGGTAGTAGAGTAGTTGGTAAATGTATGATGGGCTCGACCTCAAACGCATTAGATAAAGGTGGAGAAAACTTCAAAAAATTATATAGATCGTCAGATGTCACAAAAAGAAATAGAAATGGTCAAACTAAGTCTGGTCTCTACTCTTTGTTTATCCCAATGGAATGGAACTACGAAGGGTTTATTGATGAGTACGGAGTTCCAGTCTTTAATAACCCTAATATCGACATCTTCGCACCAGACGGTGAACTAATAGATGTTGGTGTTATAGATCATTGGCAAAATGAAGCTGATGGTTTAAAAGGTGATCAAGACGCTTTAAACGAATTTTACAGACAGTTTCCAAGAACTGAAGAGCACGCGTTTAGAGATGAAACAAAAAATAGTATATTTAATTTAATAAAAATATACGAACAAATAGATTATAACGAAGAAATGTCAAGAACTCTTGGCATTACAACTGGTAATTTTCAATGGGCTAGCGGCATAAAAGATACTCAAGTTATTTTTTATCCAGACCCAAAAGGTAGGTTTAATATTAGTTGGGTGCCTAAACAAGAGTTACAAAATAGAGTTATATTAAAAAATGGAATAAAATATCCTGGTAACGAACATATAGGTGCATTTGGTTGTGACTCATATGATATATCAGGAACCGTAGATGGTGAAGGATCTAAAGGAGCTTTACACGGTTTAACTAGGTTTAGTATGGAGGACGCTCCAGCTAACAGCTTCTTTTTAGAGTACTTATCAAGACCACCTACGGCTGAAATATTTTTTGAAGATGTATTAATGGCTTTAGTATTTTACGGCATGCCAATACTTGCAGAGAATAACAAACCTAGACTTTTGTATTATTTAAGACGTAGAGGTTATAGAGGTTTTAGCATGAATAGGCCTGATAAAGTTTGGAACAAACTATCAACAGCAGAAAAAGAAATAGGTGGTATACCAAACTCAAGTGAAGATATAAAACAAGCGCATGCTTCAGCTATTGAGATGTATATTCAAGATCACGTAGGTATAAAACAAAATGGTGGTTTTGGTAATTTATATTTTAATAAAACTTTGAATGATTGGAGTAAGTTTGACATAAATAAAAGAACTAAATTTGATGCTACCATAAGTAGTGGTTTAGCTATAATGGCTAATAATAGACACTTATATGCACCAAATGCAAAAGTAGAAAAACCTAAATTAAACATAAGCATATCAAGGTATAAAAATACTGGAAATATGTCGCAAATAATTAAAGAATAAGTATGGCATACTCTGGAGTTAAAAGTTATTTTCCTAGTCAAGTCGTAAGCGATGTAGAAAAAATAAGCTACGACTATGGTTTAAAAGTTGCAAAAGCAATAGAGACAGAATGGTTTAATAACGACAGGAATAATAATAGATACAAAAATAATTTAAATAATTTTCATAACCTAAGATTATATGCTAGGGGTGAACAATCAATACAAAAATATAAAGATGAGTTATCTATAAATGGTGATTTATCTTATCTTAATTTAGACTGGACACCTGTACCAATAATACCTAAGTTTGTTGACATAGTTGTAAACGGTATAGCTGAAAGAACATACGATATTAAAGCTTACTCTCAAGACCCATACGGTGTTAGTAAACGTACGCAATATATGGAGTCTATACTTGGTGACATGCGAAGTAGAGATTTAAACGAATATGTTTTAGAAAACTTTGGTGTTAACTTATACGAAAATAAAATAGAACAATTACCTGACAGTGAAGAAGAGTTAGGCTTACACATGCAGCTAAACTATAAACAAGCTGTTGAGTTAGCTGAGGAACAAGCTTTAAAAGTTCTTATGGAAGGTAATAACTATGAGCTTATAAAGAAAAGGTTTTATTACGATTTAACAGTTTTAGGTATAGGTGCTGTTAAAACCTCTTTTAACACGTCTGAAGGTGTTGTTATAGATTACGTAGACCCAGCTAACTTAGTTTATTCTTACAGTGAATCACCTTATTTTGATGATATATATTATGTAGGAGAAGTTAAAACAATACCTGTTAACGAGCTAGCAAAACAATTTCCACATTTATCACAAAATGATTTACAAGAAATAATGAAAAGTAAATCATATCAAAGAAACAATTACCAAACAAGATATTCTTACGATCAAGAAGACAATAACAAAGTTCAAGTTTTATACTTTAATTATAAAACTTATATGAACGAAGTTTATAAAGTAAAACAAACTGGAACAGGATCTGAAAGAATAATACCTAAAGACGACAACTTTAATCCACCAGAAAACATGGAGGGTAATTTTGGTAAATTATTAAAATCTATAGAATGTTTATACGAAGGTGCTTTAATACTAGGTACTAATAAATTACTTAAATGGGAAATGTCTAGAAACATGATGCGTCCTAAAAGTGATTACACAAAAGTTAAAATGAATTATTCTATAGTTGCTCCACGTATGTATAATGGCAAAATAGAAAGTTTAGTAAAACGTATTACAGGTTTTGCAGATATGATACAGCTTACACATTTAAAATTACAACAAGTAATGTCTAGATTAGTACCAGATGGTGTTTATTTAGATGCAGATGGCTTAGCTGAAATAGATTTAGGTAACGGCACAAATTATAATCCACAAGAAGCTTTAAACATGTTTTTCCAAACAGGTAGTGTAATTGGTAGATCCTTTACGCAAGACGGTGACATGAATCCTGGTAAAGTACCAATACAAGAAATACAGTCTAACAGTGGTAGTGGTAAAATGCAAAGTTTAATACAAACGTATAATTATTATTTACAAATGATACGTGATGTTACAGGTTTAAACGAAGCTAGAGACGCTAGTATGCCAGACCCAAAATCTTTAGTTGGTATACAAAAAATGGCAGCTGCTAATTCAAATGTAGCTACTAGACATATATTAAACTCTGGCTTGTTTTTAACTACACAAGTTGCAGAGTGTTTATCACTTAGAATATCTGATATTATAGAGTATTCTCCAACTAAAGAAGCTTTTATACAACAAATAGGTGTTCATAATGTAGCTACATTAGAAGAAATGTCTAAACTACATTTATACGACTTTGGTATATTTATAGAGCTAGCTCCTGATGAAGAAGAAAAACAATTACTAGAAAACAATATACAAGCTGCAATAGCTCAACAAAACATAGAACTTGAAGACGCAATTGATTTAAGGGAAATTAAAAATGTAAAACTAGCTAATCAACTTTTAAAAGTTCGTAGAAAAAAGAAACAACAAAAAGACCAAGTAATGCAACAGCAAAACATGCAGGCTCAAGCGCAAGCTAATGCGCAGTCTCAACAAGTTGCTGCTCAAGCTGAAGTTACTAAAAATCAAGCTATAACTCAAAATCAAGCAGAGTTAGCAGAAATAAAAAATCAGCTTGATGTTAGAAAAATGATGGAAGAAGCTAAAGTTAAAAAAGAACTTATGGCTTTTGAGTTTGAACTAAACATGCAATTAAAACAAATGGAAGTTCAAGCAACAAAATCTAAAGATGCTGAAAAAGAAGATAGAAAAGATAAAAGAACAAAAATACAAGCAACTCAACAAAGTGAGTTAATTGATCAAAGACAAAAGCAAAAACCACCTAAAAACTTTGAGTCTTCAGGTAATGATATACTAGGAGGTTTTGACTTAAGCTCTTTTGATCCTAGATAAATTATTAACTATTATTATATTATATTATGGCAGAAAAAAAAGAAAAGCCAGTTGCAGACAATGAAACTGGTAAATTAAAAATAAAACAAAAAAATCAACCTGTTAACAAAGAAACTAAAAGTAATGTTGAAAAGGTTAAGAAAAAAATGAAAATGAAACCTATAGTACAAGAAGCTACTGTATCTAAGGTTAATTTAAGTGAAACAAAAAAAGAAGAAGATGCCGTTCAAAAGCAAAGCACAGATGAGGTTTCTTTACGCGACGAATCCAAAGTTAGCGAAAAAGTACTCGAAGAAAACAACGAAACAACAAATGAAGAATCTACCGGAGAAGAAAGCTCCGTTCAAGATGAAAAGCCCTTATTAGAAGAAATAACTAAAGAAGAAGCCGAAGAAGTTGTTGAAAAAGTTGAAGAGGCTGTTGCTAAAGCTGAAGAAACAGGTAAACCGCTTCCTGAAAATATACAAAAGCTAGTTGATTTTATTAACGAAACTGGCGGTGATTTAAATGACTATGTTAAATTAAATCAAGATTATAGCAAGCTAGATAATCAAGATTTATTATATGAATACTACAAACAAACAAAGCCTCATTTAAATAATGAAGAAATTAACTTTTTAATGGAAGATCAATTTTCTTACGATGAAGAAAATGATGATGAAAAAGAAATTAAAAGAAAAAAATTAGCGTTAAAAGAGCAAGTTGCCAGCGCTAAAAGCCACTTGGACGGGCAAAAGTCCAAATACTACGAAGAAATTAAAGCTGGTTCAAAGCTTACGCCTGAACAACAAAAAGCTGTAGATTTTTTCAACAGATATAACAAAAACGAAAAAGAAACAAGTGCAATTAAATCTGATTTTTTAAACAAAACAGATAATGTTTTTAACAACAATTTTAAAGGTTTTGAATACAATGTTGGTGATAAAAGATTTAGATTTAACGTTAGCAATGCTGATGAAGTTAAAAATAATCAAAGCGATATAAATAATTTTACTAAAAAGTTTTTAGATAAAAATAATTATATTAAAGATATTAACGGTTATCATAAATCTTTGTATACAGCTATGAATGCTGACGCAGTCGCAAAACACTTTTATGAACAAGGTATGGCAGATGCTATGAAAGATAGCGTTGCTAAAGCTAAAAATGTAGATATGAATCCAAGACAAAGTCACGGTGCAATTGAAGCTGGCGGCATGAAGTTTAAAGTGTTAGGTGATGATAGTGCTTCTTTTAAGTTTAAAATTAAAAATAACAAATAACAATTTAAAATTAAAAAATTATGGCAATACAAAATGGTCCTAATTTGAATAGTGTTCCTGCTCCACAGCAACAAGCACTAATTTCAAATTATATCGATTTTACAGGCGCAACTACAGGTACTGCTGCTAGTTGGGCTCAACAATACCTGCCAGACTTGATGGAACAAGAAGCTGAGGTTTTCGGACCTAGAACAATTTCTGGTTTCTTATCACAAGTTGGTGCAGAAGAATCTATGACTGCTGACCAAGTAGTTTGGTCTGAGCAAGGTAGATTACATTTATCTTACACTGGTAAAATAGCAACTGGTGACACTAACTCTGGTGTTAACGCTGGTTCTGGTGCTACTACTAAAATAACTATTCAAAATGATATTGATGGTACAGCTGGATTTGATGCTACTAAGCACGGTATTAGAGTTAATGATTTACTTTTAGTAGCAACTCCTGCTGGTATTTACAGATCTTTAGTTGTTGATGTTACAACTTCGGCTGTATCTGTATCAACTTTTACTGATGCTGGTACTGGTACAACTACTGGTTTAATACCTGATTCAAATACTAATGACTCTGTTACTGTGTTAGTATTTGGTTCTGAATTTTCAAAAGGTGTTAAATACATGACTGGTGGTACTGCTACTACTCAAGAGGATGGTAGAGGTGCTAATGAGCCAGACTTTAAGACGTTTACTAACAAGCCAATTATAATGAAAGATTACTACGAAGTATCAGGTTCTGATACAGCTAGAATTGGTTGGGTTGAAGTAACTTCTGAAAGCGGACAATCAGGATATTTATGGTACTTAAAAGCAGAAGCTGATACAAGAGCTAGATTTACTGACTATATTGAAATGGCAATGTTAGAAAGTGAGCTTCTTGATACTGCAAACCAATCTTTACTTGATGGTTCTAATGTATTACCACATACTACAGCTGGTACTGCAGGAGAAGCTGGTACTGAAGGTTTATTCGCTGCTATTGAGTCAAGAGGTAACATTACTACTGGTGTAACTGGTCTTTCTGCTCCTGTTGATTTAGCTGAGTTTGATGCAATACTTGCTGAGTTTGACAAGCAAGGCGCTATTGAAGAAAACATGATGTTTATTAACAGAGCTACTAGTTTAGCTATTGATGATATGTTAGCTTCGATGAACTCTTACGGTGCTGGTGGTACTTCTTACGGTGTTTTTGATAACTCTGAAGATATGGCGTTAAATTTAGGTTTCTCTGGTTTCAGAAGAGGTTCTTATGACTTCTACAAGTCTGACTTTAGATACTTAAATGACAAGGCTACAAGAGGTGGTATTAACACTGCTAACTCCGCTAACGCTATTAGAGGTGTCATGATACCTGCTGGTACTTCTTCAGTTTATGATCAAGTTTTAGGAAAAAACTTAAAACGTCCATTTTTACATGTTCGTTATAGAGCTTCTCAAACTGATGACCGAAGAATGAAGACGTGGGTTACTGGTTCTGTAGGTGCTGCTACATCTGCTTTAGATGCAATGCAAATACACATGTTAACTGAAAGATGTTTAATCACTCAAGGTGCAAACAACTTTATGTTAATGAAGTAAACTATTTTTAAAAGACCGAGGCTTCGGC